TGTGTGCAAGAAAACGAATATAGGTTGGTTGCTCCACAATGGTTCCGTAATACCAGAATGTGTGTTCATTACTAATTTTTTTAATTTTATGAGAGAAGCCAACTGTTGTTAATAGCTCTCCTCGCTTTAGATCTTGGGGATCTATCTGTAACACTGCAGGAGTTTCCAGACACGCCTCCTCTAAGAAAAGTAAACCAATATCATTTTTACCACTTCCTTCCTCTGTATAATCTGGGTGCATTACAGATTTTCTAATCTTGTAACACTGGTTGTTTGTTCGAAAATATTCTAATTCAGAATCTTTAATTACGTGTGCCGCAGTAACCACTACTTTAGGAGCAATCAATGTTCCGCTGCCAATGAACCGACTATTAGTGACCAAGATTTCTCCAACGCATTTATAGGTATCTGCACAGTCCTCAGTTACCACTGTGAAACCTGGATAATTGTCTACCTCTAGAAAGTCATCAATCACAGTTGCTGGGCTAGGAAGATTGATTTTAGGTAGTACAGGCTTTGCTTCTTTGTGCTTCAAGAGGAGCACCACGAAGACTACTGCGAAACATATTGCAGCAAGCCTGAGGTATTTCATACACTAGTATGTATACAGGTAAAGTTAAAAAAGCCTAAATAAAGTAGAAAAAAGGAACCTTTATGCAAAAACCAATAAACAGCGAAATTGATTTGATCAGAGCGATTTATACTAAAAGTAACGATTTATTGCTAGAGGCTAAGGCTAAGAAATTGACTCCTAAAGAATCTAAACCAGCTGAGGAACCTAATTTGTTTAGTGGAGTTCCTGCCCCCGCTCTTGCTGCGCCTGTTCCTGCTACTAAACCTAAGACTACCAAAGGTAAGTCTAAATCCACAGGTAAAGCTAAACCTGCAGTTTCCAAACCAACAGCAGACACAACTACTGAGAGAGTAAATATTAATACTATGACTAAAAAGGAAGGAAATGCTGTATTTGCCAAACCAAAGGCATCAGTTTCTTCTCCTATTTCCTCAATTCCAACCCCAACTCTTGGTTCTTCGACAGATATAATTAATCCTGGCATCAGAATAAATCCAAAGCGATTAAGTTCTGTTCAAACTGCAAGTGATATTGTTAATCGTCAACAACCTGTCGGCTCAACAATTTCTACTGCTGCTACAAAATATGGTGATTTAAATAAGGATGGTATGGTTTCTAAAGCAGAAACTGAATTAGTTCCTGCTTCGGTATCTACTCCAGTTGCTCCAGTAACAGCTAGCACTCCGTCAACAGCTTATAAATTTGGTCAAGGATTAAGAAATACTCTTACTAGTCCAAAGGTAATATCTGGTGTTCTTGGTGCTGGTATATTAGCTGCAGGTATTTTGGGTAGAGGAATTGGTATGTCTTCACAAACATCACCTAATAAACCAACTACTCCAATTACCGCACAATCTAATACATCCTCTACTAATTCACCTACTGAAGCTCAAACAGATTCAGGGCAGCGTAAATGGACTCCATATAATTATTTTACAAATCCAAATAGAGTTTCTCCTGTTAATGAACAACAAGAAATTACTGAATATTATCGTCAAGTATTGGCACAGAAATTACAAGAAGGTCTTGTTACTGGAGCAGATGCACGAGCAGCTGTGCCTAGTAGAAAAAAATTAGTTACCCCAAAGCCAGTAACATCACCAGTATCTTCAAATCCTTTAGATTCAACACCTAGAGATGGTGCTGTTACTCCAACAGAAATGCAAGTAGCAACACCTGATGCAACACCTATGACAACACCTAGTGTTGCCGCTCCAAAACAAACAACAAGTGATTGGCTTGCAAGATATATGGGAAAAACAACTCCAGATGCCACTCAAAAACCTCGTGAACAACGAGTACTTCCAGCTGGACAGAAACCTACTGCAACATCAGCAGCAGTACCATATAAACCTGCAACTGGTGAAATAGGTACAGAAAGTGATTTATATGCAGACGAATCTCATCAAGCATCGCATAGAGAGATTAAGAAATTATATCAAAGTATTGCTCTTCCTATAATGGACACATTAGATGCTGCAGAAAACGGAAGAGCAGATGATCCTACCAGAAGACAATCACACCCAACTCTAGATGCATTAAGTAGCTTTAAATTAGGAATACCTAAGACGTATAATTCCCTAATGAGCGTACATCCAGGAAGTGACGAAGAAAAGGCTGTAACTCAAGGACATATAACTAGTTTGTTGTCTGCTACCCCAAAGGTACTTCCAACAACAGGAACTCCTAGAGGTACTGGAACAAATCGTAGCAAGTATGTTCGATAAAATTAACTGGTAATTAAATCTACCACTTCACACTTATCGCCAGTACACGCAAATGTTTGTGTGCCAGTAGTTGTGTCTACCTTTTCATAGTTCTTTAGTTCTGACCAGTCCACATTTGTAGGAATCTTTAGCAATAGAGCTTCGTATTCTTCCTTGGTGCAGTCTTGGTATGGTGCCTGACGATACGAATGGTCGCTGTGTGGCAAGAAACTAATACCACTAACCTCATCGAAGTGCTTATACACCCAGGCACCAACTTCCATCCACTCCTCTTCACGAACTGTTACTGTGATGGACGGCTTGTGTTCACACCAATACTTTTGATACGTCAACCACAACTCTAGATGATCCAGAGCAGACATATCATTGCGTGTCACTGATCCTACCGCTTTCATGGGAAACGAAAACACCATAACATGATCAGGCTTGGTTACGTCAGGCTCTGCAGGAAATCCCTTATCCGTCATCATCTGGCACAGAGGATCCTTGCGATCTGCACGAACAGTACGAACATAATATTCGTTGTGACGAGCATGAATACCGCTGGCTGCGTCAACAAGTTGTGACACTGTTCCGCTTGGCTTCACGCAGGTAATAGCAGCCGCTGCATTAATACCTAACTTCTTTGCCCATTCCACATTTGTTGTTATTGCCACCTTCTTAAGGTCTCCAAGCAATGAGGCAATATCATCCTGAGACTCGCCACGCATAATATGATTATCCAAAATACCTGTGAGAGACACTCCCAACAGGGCTTCTTCTTCACAATTTTTTGTAAATTCGCTAGACAAGTATGGAAAGTGTGTCAGGGACGCTTGCCATGTACCAAGAATAGCGGCAAGACGACACTTGCGTGTCAACGACTCAATGGTGTCGTCTGCACGAACAACCACCTCGGTAAGATTACAGAATTGTCGGTCACGAAGAATGATTTCACTGCATGGATTTGTTCCAAACTCGTAAGTGGCATCACGACGATCACCCAATCCCTCTGTCTGCTTCTGAGCAGCAGCACGATTGAAAATACCTCGCTCACCGCTCTTGCTCTTGTACAAGGAAACCCATTCCTCCATGAAGGTACCAATCTCTGGTCGTTCATTATACACTACGCTATTATTCGCAAGTGCCCGTTGTGGGTTGGCTTCCCACCATGCTCCAGTTTTTGCATCACGCATACGTTCATCGGTGAGGTTTGATAAACTGATAAGAGCAGATCGACGCACTCCTCCCACCACCACAACCTCCGCAACCTTACAGACAATATCATGGCATTCGATACTTGTGAGTTTGCGTCCAGCGGCACGTTTAAAAGTATCCACAGTGAACCTAAAGAGATCAACCAATGGTTGAGGTCCACTGGCTCTACCTCCGAAAGTTTTAAGCCTTGCCCCATGAGCCCGTACCTTAGAGACATCCCATTTCGGAACTTGACCTCCAATAAGTAGGGACACCAATTCCTTGTAAGCCTTAGCCCAACCAGCCTTTGAATCCTGTACAATAATTGTAGTGTCCGAATCAGTAAATTGCTCTGCAATTGTTGGTAATTTTTCAACGTATTGCCTTTCTACGGAGAATCCAACTCCTGTGCCACACATTAAAATATATAAAATTTCGTCGAATGCTCGTACTCGATTAACTGCCACATACGAACAGTTGTATCCTGCTGTATGGTCTCGCTCTAGTGCTTCTCCTGCAGTCATCAGGGAGCGCATGGAAGGCATGATCTCTAGATTAAGAATTGCTTGGCGTAACTCTTCTCTTGTTGCTTTGTCCAACTTACATTTAGTATTTTCCTTGAGATGACCGTCAAAGAAATGGAAGTAACGATTAACAGTTTCTTCCCAGGTCTCACGACGATTCTCCTCTTCTAGCCAGCGGCTGTAACGAGAAAGGTGAATGAATTGTTGAAATTGTGTTGGTAAATGCATGATAAGTTTCCTTTTAATTTATAAATTATTTAGTAAGAACATTCCAAGAGTTAGTAAACAATGGTTCAATTATTTCTCCAATAGCAGAAGCGTATTGTTGAACTTCCCATTGTGCGTGAGCATCTGAACGTTGTTTAAATATACGAGCAAATGCAGAGAGTGATCCAGTCCACCACCATTCAGTATACGTACTTTGTGGAAGTATGGCACGTGCTTGTTCTGGTGCCACTCCGTTCTGTAACAAATACTTGTATGTTTCTATTGCCTTTTCAATTATACCTTCACTAATTTGATCCAATTCAATAGCCAATGCTGGATCAACAAAGTCATAACTTCCTTGCTTTGCACCATTGATTGGAGCATTTCTCCAAACAGGAGTGTAGAATTCTGGAGTGTCAGTGACATATCTTCGTGACATCTCGTTCTCCACCATTCCCACTTTGTGCTTGAACAATTGTGTTCTTACAAAGATAGGTGCCTTGACTCTTAGTGTGATTTGAGGATGTGCGAATGGTGTCCAGTGCTGATGCTTTGCCAGATAATTAATTAGTTTTATATCTTTATCGGCAAGAGTGTCTTCATCAACCGACCAGTCACTTTCTTTATTGAATGAGACACGAGCAGCATTGACCACAGTCAAGTCACTCCCCATATGCTCTACATACTCAACGTGTCCATAGTCTAAAATATTAATCTTCGTCTTCTTCATTGTCGTCCTCAAAATCTTCTTCGTTCTCTTCTTCAACGTCCTCTAGGTCATCTATGTCTTCAAGATCAATCTCAAAATTTGTTACATCAACTCCTGTGTGATCTTTAGCATACGAATGAGCCTTTTCAAACAATTTCGGATCTGTTTCCTTTACGTATTCTATTAAAAGAAAACAAAAAATTAAAATCATATTTTCTGATTCAAAATCTATTTTTCTCATATCTTTTTCCAGTTATTGAATTTGATTTTGCCAGAAAGACCAGACACAGTATTTTCTTTAATGATTTTTATTAATTCTTTTTCAGAGATACCAGCCATGATCATGTCGTTCAGATCCTTATGCTTGATGTGGTCGGGCCAAACGCAAACCTTCTTATCTTGATCTAATAGTTTTCCTATCGTTAGCACTACTGCCTCGTTCCTTGGTTCA